CTCACGACTGCTTAAGGGAACCCCAATTATTTTCATAATTGGGAAACCTTCTTTAATAAAGTACTCTTCGAGTGTTTTATTAATGGCAGAACCCCAGCGTAAAAGCTGGATGAACCTTCGTTAATAAATCTTCAAGGAGGTTTATTAATGGCATGATTTCTCATGTGTATTTCTCCGAATCGATAATTTAATTATCTGATATGGGGAGATTGGGTTTTGAACTATTATTAGACCAAACTTTGTTGTTATTATTACTAATAACGGAGTTTCGTCTTTTAATAGGTAGTCTACTAGCTTTCAGTATTTAGTACTGAGAAGTAGGCGGTTGGCGGTCGTAACCTGGCGTCCCTCAGTAATGAGGAACAGCGCAGGTTGCTCTTTGACAACTTTTCTTGTTTTCAGGAGTCTACACAGTTATTATAATCTGTATAAACTTTAAATACTCTTAAAATTATAATATGAAAAATCAAATTAAAATTTCGAGAATATTTCTGAACACTAAGGAAGTTATTAGAGAACAACTGGTACGTCTTGATAATGAGAAATCATTATCAAGCTTATTCACTCGTTTTGCTCATAAGATTATATCTTTGAGTTTACGGACGAATAAGAATATCACCTCTCGTATACGTCTCTACCATAAGTTTGGCCGTTATTTATTCTTAATGAATAAAAGACACGGTTCAACTTATGTGGTTAAATATCTTAAAGCTTGTAACTTAGCTGTTTCTAAGGTTATCGCCAATCAGCCGTTCAAATCACTTCGTGATATTGAACCTGATTTGCCTCTACCTAGATTATCATCTGGTGGATTACCCGTTATCATTGGTACTAGAGATCGTAGATCTATAGTTCAAGGATCGACGAAAGTAATCCGAATGTATTTATCTTTATTTAATCTATATCGAATAATCGTTATAGAGTCTAAATCAAAATTAAATACAATAACAGATGCGTATAGCGGAAATGAACTTTATCTTAAAGTTCTCGGTAGCTGATTTCGTAATAATACGAGTTCAGTTATTGGAGGTTTTAATATAAAGCCAAACATTTCTGCTCATACTTTTCTATTTAGAGAGACTGCATCTCCTAGTAGTTCCAAATCTTGATCTGGAGCTATAGTTGATGCAGCGCTAATATACCATAATAAACAGATGTTTGCTCATTTTAGTGACTATTGCAAAGTAACAAATTCATCTATTATAGAATTAATTTCTAAGATCGGTGAAGTTGTTACTTTAACAGACATCATAGCTTATTTTCCTAACCTTAAACGATCTTTTAGATCGGCTATGGAGGATCAAATAAACTATGGGCCTATTGGGCAATTGTCTACTAAGGCAGAGCCTGCCGGTAAACTTCGTGTTTTTGCTATCGTTGATAGCTGAACTCAAAGTTTATTCTCACCTTTACATCGATCCTTATTTGACATTCTGCGAAGAATGCCAAATGATGGAACGTTCGATCAAACAGCTGCGTTCGAGAGAGCATGTGCCAAAGCAACAAAGAATAATTGTTGTTATGGTTATGATCTTTCAGCGGCTACTGATCGTCTTCCAATAGAACTTCAAGTACAAATACTTTCGGCTTTATTTGGAGATGTTATGGCGAGGGCATGACGAAATATTTTAGTAGAAAGAGACTACTTCCTTCATGGAAGAGAATCTTCTGCTACTGAAACGTATCGTTATGCGGTAGGTCAACCTATGGGAGCTTTATCTTCTTGGGCAATGCTTGCTATAACACATCATATGATTATGCAATATTGCTCTAAGACGATAAACCCTTCAATGAAAACTTGAGAGACTAATTACGAGGTCCTTGGAGATGATATTGTTATCTTCTCTAAAGAACTTGCGGATAAGTATCTTGAAGTTATGTCATTGATTGGGGTTCCCATAAATGAAAGCAAGTCTATCGTATCAGTTGATCGACCGGTTGTTGAGTTCGCTAAACGTACTTGATGAAATCAAGAATGTTCACCGATACCCTTCAAACAGTTGATCTCTCAAGATACTTTTAAAGGTAGAATTAATACTGCTATTGGATTGTTCTTGAAAGAGAAATCTTTCTTGGATCGTCCTTTTGCGGTATTTGAAACTATCTTGTCAAAGTCTCTTTGAGATACGCGTCCTAAAAAGGATTCTATAGCCTTATTAGCTTTAATGAATACTTATTTTGAAAAGATTTTCAATATGAGTTATTTATTAAAGTTTGTAAGATCTTCAGAGCCCATGGTAACAAAAGGTAAAATGCTTTTTGCTAATTTCAAATTCGAACTTAGTAGAAACATTATAGCTTCGTTATTAAAGGATCGTAAACTGCCTGCGATAGGTAAGAAAGATGGTAACTATTTACTTTTCGAGTTTGCAGTTAGGGAGACAATTCGTTGTCGCCTTATCAGCATGCTTGAGAAGTATACAGATGAATGAGTTGAAAGGC